TCGACCGCGCCCCCGGTCATCGCCACTACCGCGACGCCGACTCCCGGCGCCGTAACCGAAGCGCTTAGCTGGATCTGGTTTCCGACCGTGCCTTTGTTCTTGGCCGTGAAGGTCGTCAGGCCCCCCGAGCCGGTCACATAGCTTACCGGCAGGTCGGGCCGTGTCAGCAGAACCGCCGCCAGGTTGGCCGTAATAGTGGTCGGCGTATCGGTGGGCGATATCCCCACCTGGAGCATATCGTTATCGACCATGAGCGTCAGGACGCCGGAATTGGTCGGGGCGCCGCTGATGGTGACGGTCCCGGCGGCGGCAAGGGGGTTGCCGCTCGATGCGTCCATCACGCCGGTAATCCACAGCATGAGGGCCGGATTGGCCGTAAGGGCCGCTCTTGCCATCCTGTGCGCAATCGATCCGTTGCCGAAATAGGCGGCCGCCTGGGCGTCGGAAAAGACCTGCGTCGGCGTATTGGGCGCAGCCGTTCCGGATGCCAGCATGGGCGCGATTATCATCACGCTGTAGACGTTTTGGGGCAAGGAGTTCACGGCCAGGAGCGTATTGAACTCAAAATAGAAGCCGGGCGTCCTTATCCCAGACGGTATCTGGTAAAACTGAATGTTTGGGCTTGGCATTATTTACCTCCATCTGGCGCTGGCGAGCCGCCAGGGCCGGGAGCCGCCGAAGCGGCGGCCTGCGTGACATTGGCACCCGAGCTGGGCGCGGCCGGTTGGCGGCTTGCAGAGTCGCCGCCGCTTTCCGGGGCCGCAGTCCCGCGCAGCGCGGGACCGGCGCCGGCGACCAGGCTGCCGTCCGCCATGCGCCTGATGTAATAGGCCGTGTATGGGACGTCGACCGCTTCGGCGTCGGTGATGTATTTGCGCGGCGCTCCCTCCATCGGGCATTTAGTCCCTGGGGCCGCTTTCACGTTCATGGTTTTTATCTTTGCCATTTCTTTTCCTCCGCGCTCTCCGCGTCTCCGCGTGAGTATCTTTTGCCTTTATTCCGGCAGCTCGACCAGGTCCTCTGCAACCGGCGTATCGGCCATGCTCGGCGCGAGGCTCTCATCGGCCATCGACAAATAGTAGCTCATGGCCACGCTCAGCATCTCCTGCGCCGCGACCGGCCCCTCAAAATTGATGTGATAATCGGTTTCGATTTCAAATGAGTACGCGACAAATCCATCGCGCAGCATCTCCTCGGTAGTGACGTTCCGAAAAGCTTTCGGATGGATCGGGTGGATGTCGAGCCCCAGGGTCTGGCCGGCCAGAAGCTGTATGACCGATTCGAGCATCGGGTAGAGGGCCTGCCGCCTGGCCTGTTCGCTCTTTAGCGATTTGAAGATGATGTCGATATAAATCGTCGTCTCCTGGCGCCATATGGCCATGCCGACCTTGATGAATCGGCCCTCCTCGGTCCCGATATAGATAGCGGGCTGAGGGATGCCCTCATAGCCTTTCTGCACGGCGACCCGCGCAGTGGCGAACGCCCCCTGGAGCAGGCTCATTATGGCGTCTTCAATTTGGGCGATCATGCCTACTCCGGCTCGATTGTCGGACCCATCGGGTAATCGAGTTCATATTCGCGCGCATAATCCGCGAGCTTGCGGGCCGTGAAAGTCTTCCGGCCGCCCTGGAACCTGATCGCGCCGGTATCCGGCGTATCGGGGGGCGCATCTGCCACCCCCAGCACGATATCTCCGTTCTGGATGCGATCGAGCAGCTTATAGGCACGGTTGTTCGCATCGGCTATAGCCTCGGGCGGATTGAGCCGGATGCGGCGCCCATAGAGCTTGTAGAGCGTGATGTCCCGGCAGATCCGCAGGAGCAGCCCCGGCGCATTCACAAACGGCAGCTCGTAGCGGCCGCGCAGATAATCGTCGATCAGCTCGCTCGCGTCGCTAATGTACTGCGTTACGATCGCCTGGTTCATCTCGCCGGTATTTTCATCGTCGGTCAGGTCGATGAGGTCCTGGGCCACGGCGATCATTTGTATGTCCGAAACCTGGCAATAATTCACCATTCACTCCTCAAGCTCAGCAAATCGCACGCGGAGGCGCAGAGAACGCGGAGGTAAAATTCCCATTTTGGATTTTCTCCGCGCTCTCCGCGCCTCTGAGTGCGATGCTTTATGCTTTGCCCTGTATCTTGCTCGTATCGTCGGGCGCTCCAGTCCCCCGAGGCGCGGAATCAGGCTTTGCTGCCGCAGCGCTCGTATCCGTCTTGGCCGTGTCGGGCGCCGCCGCTGACTTATCGGCTGCCGGAGCAGCGGCCGCGGATAGCGGCGCCGCCATCATTGCAGCCATTTCCGCCTTGGAATTGAGCCACTCGCCGAGCATTTCATTGATCAGCGCTTCTCTTTGGGCTGCGGGCATCGCAGCCGGGTCGAGCGCCGCCGCCGAGGGCGCCGCCGCGATTGTGGCTTCGCTTCCCTTCGGCACGACCATGCCGAGCTTAAAAAGCTTTTCATATTCGTCGTCTTCGAGTTCGACGACCGAACCGGCCGCATGTCTGGTCTTGCCTTGCAGCATGGGGAATTTGGTGATGCATTCTTTCATCATCGACTCCTCTTAAAGGCGAAAGTCACCGCAGACACGCGGAGAGTACGGAGGAAAAGGCAAAAGACGCGGGGCGGTCCGCCCTCACAAAAGATCGGGCGCGGACTATACGTATCGCGTGATACGATGCGTATAGAGGGGACCCGAAACGTAGTGAGGGTCCGCCCCGCACCCCGCAGGGTGCAGGGCCGGCTCGGCCCTGCGCTTTTTCCCTTGGTTTTCCTCTGTGTCTCTGCGCCTCTGCGGTGAGGTTTTTCTTCATTGCGTTAACTATCCCTCACTACCAGGTCGGCGTCGCCGAGATCGGGTTCACGAACAGATACCCAACGTCCGGCGCGATTATCACCTGGTCCTGGTTCCATGCCGTTTTAAGAAAATGCGCGCCCTTGACTCCACGGCGGCCGTCGAAGTCGTGGTAGGTGAGCCGCAGCGTTTCCGCGAAAGTCAGGCCCCAGGTAATCGTTTTGATCCCCGGGTGCGGATTCACGTGCAGCACCGCGCAGTAGCTGGACCCCCACAGACGCGCGTAAGAAGCTGTCAGGCCGTAACCTGCGGTGTTGTAACGCGCGCGTCCGACGAGCCAGTTGGGGATGTCGAAAAGCCCTTTCATTTCCTCGACCGTGGCCACGCCGCCCGGAGTGTTCTGGAAGCGGCTCGGGCTCTTTACGGCGTCGAGAATCGCCGGGAGCTGGCGGAAGACGGCCCAGAGGTCCGCGCCCATGACGACCGTATTGGCCCTCATGAAGCACGCTTCGATGGCCCCGAGGATATTCTCGATCGGGTTGGGCGTAGTGCCCGTATCCCACTGGTTCGCGCTGGTGAGTGTGAGAATGTTTGACGCCGAATAGTTGCTCGTATTGAACACCGTATTGGCGACGCGGGATTCCTGGGCCAGGTCGAGCAGGAGGTTCAGGAAGTCGTTTGAGTCCACCATCGGCTGGAGCGGGGCGTCGGCGTTGTCGACGTCTTCCTGCGGCACCCAGGTGGAAAGCGCGCGGTCGGTCACGTGGTAAGGTTCGGCCACCACACCCCAATCGTATTCGTTGGGGAGCGACTTCGGGCCGATGGTGTCGTCCGCGATCGTGTAGCTGTCGGCCTTATTATACACCCAGTATTCATCGGACCTTTTGCCCACCTTCACGATGGGCATCACATCCTTCCAGATCAGGTCGTCGTTTTTGTACCTGATGGAAAGATTCGTCAGGCCTACGTCAATATGTAGCTGTTGCGGTTCAGGCATTGTCCGTCCTTTCTTTCAGGGAGCGGACGATCGGGGTTTTGCTTCGCTCGACCCCTTCATCCCGCTCTCCAGCCAATGTTACAGATGGCGGCTGTCAGGTGTCGGATATCGGAGAAAGGCTATCGTTTCTATTTTCCGACCTCCGATACCCGATATCCGACCTCCGTTCTTACCCCTGTATCCTCTGCGGGACGATCAGGACCGGTACGAGCTGGCCCTGGACGCCCGATGCCATCGCCCATCCGACTATGTAAGCGTTTGTGCCGGCGGCCGGATTCGCGTAGACGCCGTTGCCGCTGCCGTCTGATGTTACCGGCTGGCCCCTGGTGATGCCGCCGGCGCCGATCATGACCCAGCTTATGCCGCTCATGCGGAGCCTCACTTGCGGCTGATCCGTATTGGGGGCAAACTGGAACACGCCGGCGATAAACTTGGTGCTGTCCGCTCCCGGGGCATATGTGTTGTCGTCCGCGCCATTGATCGCCAGGGAGTACTGGGTCACGGTCCCGGAGTAGTTGACTTCCTTTTCTAGTCCAGTGGTCGGTCCTATCATTGGTGCTCTCCTTATTCAGATATCGGGTATCGGCTGTCGGATTCTGTTCTCCGTCCTCCGTTCTCCGTCCTCTGTCTCCCGTCCTACTTTTTGTTTACCGAAAGCCCGAACAATTGCGGGAATTCCTTGCTCACCTCGATCATGGCATCGCGGTAGGAGACGCCTTTGTGCTTCTCCATAAATTCCGCAACTTTGGCTTCGCGCAGGGCGTCGCCGCCTTCGGGGATGGTGTCGCCGGGATTGACTGCCTGGCCATAGCTCACCACTTTAGGCTGGCTGGACAGAAGCATCTTGACCGCTTCGGAGGGCGAAAGCATTTGCTTGTCCATGCCTTCTCCGAATTCGACGCTTACCTTGCCGGGGGCCGACGCGCAGAATTCCAAGATCGCCAGCGCATTGGCCTTGTTCGCGGGAAGCAGCCTGCCTTCCTTTACGAGCGTTTCGCAAAAGGCGGTGTTCGCTTCGCGCCTGGCTGCTTCCTGTGCGGCCTTGAAGGTGCGTTCCTTTTCGGCGAAGTCGGCTTCGCGCTTTTCGAGGTCTTGTCTCCGCTTCAGCATCTCGGGCGATTCGGCGAACGCCGCTCGTTCTCCCTCGCTCGCCCTCGCGCCGATCCGCTCATTCTGGAGGCGTTCGTGCTCCCCGGAATTGCGGGCTTCTTCCTCCAGAGCGTCGATTTCGTGGCTCGGGACTGCCTCGTCCGCTTCGTCCTTCCCATGCTTCCGCATAATGTGCTCTCGGATGCGCCTCAGATGGCCGGCAATTTTCTTTTCGGCCCTCTCGTGAAAATTTCCAGTTGCGGCTTGGTTTGGCATTTGTTTCTTCCTCCTTGCGTCGGTTATGGGCTGCAAATCCAATACGATTATGCCTTGTTCGCCGCCGGCAAAGGCAACGGGTTTGAGGCCCTTGACCGCAGGCGGCTGCGCTCCCAAAAAGCCCACATGGCGCAGGTAATAGACGCCCGGCACGGGGTTTTGAGGAGACTGCGGCGTGTAGAAGCTGGCCGATATTTTGCGAAACCTTCCCGCGCGGACCAGGTCGGCGAATTCGGGGTCGACCTCGGCGGCTTCGGCGAAAAGGGATTCTCCGGAGAGCGCGAGTCGTTTTACCCAGCCATAGGCCGGATCGTCCGTCTGGGGGTGCCCGACAACGATGGGCGCTTCGTGGATCGCCGGATCGTAGGCCCTGGCTGAAGCGGCCAGGTCGCCTGTGCTGAAGGATATTTCCGTCCCGTCGCTCGAGGTGTGCCGCCCGGCGCGGAAGATTTCGATGGTCTTGCGCGATTCGGCGTGGTTCGCATGCGGCTTATTCCAGTTCGCCGTATCGACGCCCAGTTCTTTCGCCCGGCGAAGGATATGCCCGCGAGCAGCACTTCGCTCTTCCGGCGTAAGATCGGCCGTTCGATCGACCATGTCCCAGGCAAGCTTGACATGGCGCTCGTCGTGCATTGGCAGCTCCCGCTTGCCGGGCACGGCGAAATCGCTTTCAGGAAGCTTGTCGCGCTCTTCTTTCGTTAGATCGGCCATCAAGGCTCCTTTCCAGTTATTATCGTGGCTGACGGAAATGACCGTCATGCTCCCGTTAATGTGAAGCTGGTGCGGCTCAGGCATCAGAAGACCCCGCAGCGCATCAGGATTCGCTTATATGTGTGCAGGCATTCGCGCACATGATCAGGCTTTTTGAGATGCTTGAAAATCATGCAGTCGAATTTTTCGTGCGTCCGCACGTCGACCAGGGCCATCTCGATTTCGCCCTTCTTTTCATTTCGCAGGCATATCTCGACGGCGACGAATTTCGGCAGCAACTGCTCTCCCTTGTCTTGCATGATTTCACCTTTCTCTGCGAGCCCTCACTACATTCGGACTCCGCGCTATAAGCGTATGGTGTATCCATGCGTATAGCTCGGCGACCGATCTTTTATGAGGGCGCCTCCGCGCCTCCGCGTGAGATTTACGCCCCCGCAGCCTGTGCCAGATAATGTTCCGCGCATTCCAAAAGCCTCACGCGGTCGCGTTCGCCTACGCCCAGGTAGGCTCTCGCCGGCATATGCACGTCGTGACCCCTGACCTTTCTCACCGGGTGCGCGGCGCCTGGCCAGTAGAGCGCCTTCTTATTCTTCGGCCTCATCTCGGGCACTCTTATTGTGCCCCCAAGCTGGTGGATCGCCGCATAGATCTTGTTCGACCCGACCAGGACCGTGTCGCTCCCGCTGAGCTGGTAGCGGATCGTGCCGCCGAGCTGGCCGCTAAGCGTCAGGATCCGGCTGCGGTTGCGCTTCTTTGCCGCCGCATATCCGGGACTCAACGCCTTCCAGGGATGCCCCTCCGGGTCCGTCATGCTCTCGAACCGCTCATGGGTCCCTTCGACAAGGATCTCGCCCGCGTTTTTCAAAAAGGGCCGCATGTCGCGCATGTGCGCATGGAGTCGCGTTAAGACCGCGCGCACCGCCTTGTCTTCGACTTCGATCCGGATCATTGCCGGCATAAAATCAAAACCCTTTCACGCGGAGACGCGGAGAGCGCAGAGAAGAGAATGGCGCCCAACAATGCTCTCCAAAAGACAAAGCCCCCCCGGATTTGCTTTTTGACAGTGCGTTTTCTTCCTCCGCGTTCTCCGCGCCTCCGCGTGAGATCTCGCACTTACTCATTCTGTCCCACGCACACATAGCTAAAGCCCGTCGCGGCGGCCGGCAAGGTTGCCGGCGCCGTTGCGGTCGCCGAAAACGAAACCGTGAATGCCGCATTCGAAGCGGAAATCGTTGCTATCACCGCCGCATCGGATGCCGTCACCGGAGTCGCGATGCACGCCGGCGTATTGGCGTATAATCCGCTGGGGAAGGTCACCGTGCAGGCGGGGGGAGATCCCGATCCCATAGTTACGTTGCCGGCAACGCCGCTCCCCCCTTCCTGGAGAGAGGGTCCCGTGCCGCATGATGTCAGCTTCGGTCCCTGCGCCTGTACGGATACGAGCTGCACCGCGCCGTCAAACGTGGCTGTCGGCGTGAATGCGATGGCTGTAGTGGCGCTCGCCGTACCGTAATAGCTATAGGTCCCGCTTGCGGACCTGGCCGAATCCGTCATGCCTCCGGCCGACATCGTCACCGTTCCGGCCGTGCCGAATTGGACCGTGTAGGTAATGAGGTAGGATTGGCCCGAGACTAGCGCGTTGGCAGAAGACAATGCCGTAGTGTTTCCGGTCCCTGCGGTATGGAGCGCTTCGCCCCCATTTGCGGCATTGTAGGCCCAGTTCGTTCCCGACCAGCCGGTGATATTGGCACTCATGGCCCCATTGGTTAAAAGCGAAGCGGCTAAAGGGGCCGTTGTGGACAATTTTGATGGAGCACTGTTTCCAAGAGCGCCTTCTGTCGGGTAGTAAATAGGCGAACCGGCATTTCCGTTGGCCGAATAAAGCACTTTATAGGGCGCTCCCCCGATTAAGGTGAAGCTCGTCCCGGCGCTTACGGAGGTCAAGGTCTGTCCCGAGACCAGAGTGAGAGTGCCCGCGGCTACGTTTGCCAGTTGATACGTCCCGGCATTAGCGCCGTTTGCCACCTTAAGAAACTGCCCCGGTAAAAATCCGGCAGTGACAAATCCGTTTCCGCTGTCCGTAATAGTAGCTGGAGAGCCGGAGACAAAGGCGATGGTAGACGCTGTTTCTGTCGCTGTGGACAGACTGGCAGGGTTCCAGTTGACCCGGTCCGCCGTGTAGGTGGCTCGATCAAGGGGAGAAGAAGGCGCGGCGCTCAGAGCGGACTGGTATGTAGTGTCAAATGTCCAGGGCCCCGTTCCTGCCTGATTGGTTGAGACGCGACCGTGGTAGCTGCCGCCGCCAAGCCCGGTCAGGTTGGCGACTCCCTGCACCTGCGCATGCGCATGGCGAAAGTGCAAGCTCAGGAATATAACGCAAAGAGCGAAGATCAAAACAAGAGCGGGACTAAAAAAGAGTCCAAATTTTTTTCTCATGAGATTTTCTCCTTCATGTCAATTGCATATGCGGCACTAGCGGCCATAGATCAGCTTTCCCTTGCGGAGCCTTTCGGCGCCCGTTATATGGCCCGCGACCAGGCATCCGTCCTGGATCTCGGCCCACAGGTCGAAGAATGCGCCCTTCGCCCGCCGGA